CACCATCATTACCAGTTGTTGGTGTTAAAGCAACCTTATCAAATTCTGTTATTCCTATAGATGTTGAAGGAGTAATACCTGTATCATAATTAATATGGGAATTTTCAAATGTAATAACTGTACTTGTCAAACTAGTTACTTTAACAATACTAAATGAACTTCCAGAAACTCCTAATCCATTAATAAATGTAGTAATCATTAATAAATCACCGACTTTTAAATAATCACCCACTGAAACACCACTTGAAAGTTGGTCTGCGTGAAATGTTATATTTGTATTTGTTAATATTGCCACTCCTCCATCATTTGCCCCGGTTGGAGCAGAAGGAGTTGTATCATTGTATCTCCCATTAAAAACCTCTATTGAAGGTGAGATTAATTTTGGTTCATCAACCTCTTTAATATTATAACCTGGAACAGCTGTATGATGATCATAAGGTTGTTTTATTTGAAAATATTCTCTATCTTGATCATCAAAACGATCATGATTATTTAATTGTAATCTAAGTTTTTGATTTGTAATTGAATTACTATCTGTCCATATTATCTCTTTCACAGGATGATTAAAATGTATTTCATATGTTGCGGCTGACAATCCCTCTGGTTGATACTGTAATTGTTCTATTAAATATTCTTGTTGTGTTCGTCTAAATTTCATTTTTTCTTCTTTGTCTAAAAAAATATATTCACACCATACTTCACAAGTAGGTGTAGCTCCTGTATTTGGATTTCTACCCACACCAGTTCCTTTCACAGCTTGAGATGTTCCCCAAGTAAATGTTAATACCACTTCGTGATGATTTAATGACATAACTGGTAATGCTAATCCTATATTTCGACAAAACCAAAATTGTAATGGGACTATTATTGATTGTTGATTTGTTTCTGATCCTGTCACAAGTGTATTTGAAAATCCTCCAGACATATATTTAAATGCGTCCTTTTTCGATTCAGGAACTGTTAATTCATTCCAAATTTGTAACCACTCACCTGTATGTTCATCGATTAATTTACCACCTATCTCAACCTTTACTTTTGAAATTAATTTATCTCCATTAATTCCATATGTATTATCTTGATTACATTTTACATAGACACGATGTAAAAGTTCTCCTTCTCTTGAAACAGTAACTCTTCCTTCTGATTCAGTTGTAGATATCTGTGAAGAACCATTCACCGTTTGTTGAACACATTCCATTGAAAAATTTGTATGTCTCCGATAAACTGCCTTAAAAAGAGTAACTTCTGGATTACCCATAAGATGTAAATCTTCTTTACCAACATATACAAGTTGAATAATGCCTCCGGCCATATACTATTTGAAATATTATTTTCTTATATCGCATACGCTAATCCACCCATTCCGGACATTATTCTTAAAACATTGTAATTTACAGCATAAATATTACTTATAATACCGGCGGAACTTAATAATAACTTAGATGATTCAATTCTTGAAAAATTACATGTTCCACTTGGTTGATGATCTTCCGGATTTAGAGAAAATGAAAAAACAAAAATATCTCGCGAAAGTTGAGAACATCTTGATTGAGGATTTTGAGTTCTCGCAATAATTGTAAATGTTACTTCATCGGAGGATGCTGTATCATACCCAGGTGCTGTGATATTTTCTATTAATGTTATCGCATATGTATTTGTCGCAGTTAAAGTAACAGCTTTAATACAAGATGTATATGATGCGGAATTTGTGACATCGGAACCTGTATTTGTTGTATGGGATATCGTAATTATATCACCAACTTTGGGTTTAATTGTTGATGAAAATAAACTGATATGCTTATTTGCGGTAGCTCCATCAATATCAATCGCTAAAGGATTTGATGTATCTGCGGCTGAGGCAGCAGCTTTAGCGGCGGTTGTATGTAATTTTATAGGATTTACAAGCATTTTTGGATTTTCCATTTCTTTAATATTGTAACCTGGAACAGCACTATGGTGAATTAATGGTTGTTTAATCTGAAAGTATTCTCTATCTTGAAAAGCAAAACGGTCATGGCCGTTTAGCTCAAGTTTGATTTGCTGAGATATAACAGTATTTGCTTCGGTTGTACTTGTTGGAACCGTCCATATTAATTCTTTTACAGCATGATCAAAATTTAATTTAATCGTTGATTTAGATGATCCTTCTTCTTGAATTTGTAGTTGTTCAATTAAATATTCGTGTGATACTTGAGCGAAACGCCTACGTTCATCTGTATCAAGGTAAATATAATCACACCACACTTCGACATTAGGTGTTACAGCATTCTCAGTTGAACGACTAATACCATCGGCTGCTGCACCACTTCCCCACATAAATTGTAGTTTTACTTCGTGATATTGTAAAGCGATCAATGGTAAAGCTAATCCGATATTCCTACAAAACCAAAATTGTAATGGATACATAATAGATTGCTGTGATGTTCCTCCAACAGCATCAAGTCCTCCTGTTACAAGAGTATTTGAATATCCACCTGTTAAATATTTAAACCCATCTACTTTTGATTCTGGAGTTGTTAACTCCGTCCAAATTTGATTCCATTCTCTATAATGTTTATCAATCCTTTGTCCTCCAATCTCAATTTCAACTTCTTCAACTAAATAATCACCATTTATTCCATCACTTGTATTTTGATCACACCTTACATATATCTGACTTAATAAATCTCCATTACGAGAAATTGTCACAGTTGCGGATGTATTATATGTATCAGAAAGTGTTGTAATACCATTGAGCGTTTGTTGAATACATTCCATTGAAAAATTTGTATGCCTTCTGTAGACTATTTTAAAAAATGTTATTTGAGGATTTCCAGTTAAATATATATCTTGTGAACCATAGGCTACGAGTTGCATTAATCCTCCTCCCATATATACTAATATAATATTATAAATATTTATAATCAATCAAACACAAATAAAATAAAGAATTATAGTAAATGAAATGGATATTTTTATAGAAAAAAAAGACATTGATATCCGAAAATTTATGGATTATGATAAACTTTGTAAGTTAATGATTAATAATCCTCTTGAAATGGCCTTATTTGAAATAGTATGTATGTTAATTAACAAAAATATTAATAAAAATTAACATTGAATCAGATTTCTACTTTACATATATGATGTAAATATTGTCTTAGTATCTTCTTCATCCTTATCAAGGTCTAAAACTTGTTTTACTGGATTCATAATTTGATTTGAAATGTAAAATGAATAATCAATTTTCAGATTTTTTTCTTTAATGTAATCAGGATGTTCAACCCTGTCTCCTTGAAGTATCTTTTTTTCACGCGGTTGACCCTTTCTAGCACCTGATTTATAACAATTGTTAAAATCATATAACATATCATCGGGTAATACCCTATACATATATGGGATACGATCATTTGGTTTAGGTTTATTACCTGGATTCCTTTCGGCCATACGATCAGCAAGTGCCTTATGTGCAATACCTTCAGGATTTTTATAATATCCACTCAAAGATTTAGTAATTATAAACATAGATGTATCTAATTCTCCTTTGCTAATTTTTTGAAGTGTATTTTTCAACCACTCAATTGCTAGATCAACACTTTTTTGATTCATAATTATTTCTATCACATTCCCAAATACATACTTTACAATTGGCGCATTATCCCTTCTCTTCATTACAATACCCATTGAAGTTCTTTCCTTTAATTTATCAGCAGAATATTCATATTTATCACCTGTATATCTCTTTTTTGAAATTAAGATGAATGGATAAAAGGTTTTTTCATATTCCAGATCTTGAGGACCATTTGCTCTAAATTTTCTTTCAGTGATCCACTCTCCAGCTTTAATTCCACAATCAATACAATACTGTAGTGCTTCTTTACCAACTAGTTTTTCCCATTCACCATTTTCATTCTTTTTTTCTCTTGAAAACTTTACAAATACTGAATCTGTATCACCATACACAACTTCGGGTGGTTTATAATCATTTTCAAGTGCCCACTCTTTTACACCACTTGCGGCATCATATATTCTTTCTCTCCCAATTGATGTTGTACATGCGGCGATCTTCTTAAAGAACATTGAACTTGTTCTAGCACCCATTTGACCATAAACTGAATTAGCTGTAACCTTGTAAGCCAACTGTAAACCATCCAGAACTTTTTTCTTATTTTCATCGGGTGTTTTCTTAGCCAATGCGCGCGTTTGCTTTCTTTCATCTAACAAACTTTTCAGAACAGTTGGAACAATTCCAATCTTACCATCTTTTGGTTTAGCGAAATAACATGTTGTTTGAGTATTCGCTTTTATTTTATGAACTGTTTTTCCTTTTTTCTCATAAATATAATCATCGTATGAAATAATATAATGAGGTAATTTTTCTAAAAATTTATACTTTTCAGGATTTTTATCAATATCATCTTTTGAACATATATATGTCTCATGTGAAAGATTCTTTTCAATAATAGAATTTGGATATAATGAAGCATAATCAAGAACTGATACAGGATCATCCAAATAAATACCTGGTTCTGGTTCAAGGACAATCGCACCTTCAAACCCATCATTCATACCATCAGAATCACTAAATCCTTTCAATGTTGGAATACGTGTTTTTTCTAAATCACATCTTTTTGTCATAAGTGAAAAGATTTTAATACCTTGTCCACGTAGGAAAATATACGAA